CCGTTAACTAGTGTGCTATGATAAGCTGCTACGTCTTTTAATTCAGGCTGTAGTGCCGATACGTTATTGGTTACTTCTGCCACGTCATATCCAAAATATCTTTCCACTGCGGAAACATATAACCTAACGATTGGCAGTACAGTTTCCAGGTAAAATAGTTTAAGATTAGGGGCAATGTTAGCATTGTTACCACCTTGCAATAATATAGGCGGTATACCTATGGTTGTCATTACACGCTCGCTGTGACGTGCAATAGCTTTATCAAAGTCTAGGTCTTGAAAGCTAGCGTCCTGTAATTTTACCGGTTTAAGTCCGCTATCTAAGATAACTGGTCGTCTACCACCACTGCGTGGGCTATAGCGCTGTTGCCAGTACTGATAAGTTTTATCCTTGGCAGCTTGTGATAGTGTATTTTCAGTAGTTAGTGCAACTCCAAACATAGCACCGTTTTTAAAGAAGTTTTCTTGAAACTCGTGCATGTTGTAGAGTATGTCTATGCTTTTACGTGCTGCCGATAACCTGCTTTGCCCGCGATAAATACTCTCCGAATTCACATCTCTAAAGTAAAATACCTCATTTTCGCGAAATAAGATTTCACCATTGTACTTATAGCCACTAATAAACGTTTTTGAATCCGTTAAGATTTCTACATTTTCTGCTGGTAGGTGGTACATAAACGTACCATCAAAATGTATAAAAGCATTACCGTCTAGTAAAAAGTCTGTAAACAAACAGCGACGGAATTCTTGTGCCGACTGATAAGGATTTGGTCTAAAATTAAGCAAGGTATTTAAAGTTTTTTGTCTAATACCTGCTACAATTCCATCATGTTGTTTGTCTTTTATATCATAATCAAGACTGCTGCAAGCACTAACAACTTTGTTAATACTAGTATTTACACAGTCTACGTCGCGAAAGTAGTATCTGTAGTTAATAGGCTGTTCACTGCCAACACTACTACCCTCTAGTTCGCTAATACGTTGTTGTGCTGGATTTAGTTTTTCAACCATCCACTCACGAATTCTTTCCAAGGTGCTCATACCCACTCCTAGGTAAACTGGCTAAAGAATCCGCCACCTGCTACTACCACACCACTAGCTTTGCTACGCTGTGTTTCAATCCAAGTACGCTGTTTAGGTACACTGCTAACCGTGGGTATTTTACCATAAACACTATGCAGCATTACATGATGGCGATTACAGAGTGTGTAAACCAGTTCATATAACTCGTGATAGTGCTCACTAATAAAATCATCACGAACAGCTAATATACCACTATCGCTGCTAATATCATAACCATGCTGATCTGCCCAGCTGTATAACAAGTTGGTTATACTGTGCAGATGATGCAGCTCTAGGTCACTAGTAGCACCGCAAATGTAGCAACTAGATTGTTTTTGGTAGGCAGCCTTGGCTTTATCCCTAACCCATTTAACAGCAATACGATTGTTTGTATTTTTTGCCATTTTGATTTTTAGATTATATACTAAAGGGTAGCACCAGTGCAACCCAAAATTTTTACCACCTATATAGTATAACTATATAGTGCATAGCGAACAGCATCAGCCATGTGACTATAACGATTGTGCTTGGGGCGCTCTTTAACTAATCCCTCGCGATCGTCCCACTGATATTGATCTAGCATGGCTAAGACATGATGGCAGTCCTTATGTACCTTAAATCTGCCTTGTGCTACTAGTGTTTGCACATATGCAATGCCTGGTAGCACATCTTTTTTAGCTCGTGTAGTAGCAATATCGTAGTTGTAGGCTAGGTCAGCAGCAAATTGTGCAGCTGCACTATCAATAAATACAGTTTCTACCCCATACTCATTAATAAAACGATTAAAATGCTCTGCATGCTCACGTGTAGTACGCTCCGACTCGCAGTAATCTTGCACAGCATAGAAGCAATCACTATTATAATCATAGACTATAGTTACCCAGGCTGTTTCGTCTTTATAGCCAGGGTCTAGGCCTGCAATACACTCACCACGCAGGTCTGGTAGTTGGTCTAAGATATACTCAGGCTTAAAGCCTTCATAAATTTGACCCAGGTAACTAGTAAAACTTGCCATATATTCTTGCTCAAACTCACTTTTACTCATCGATCTGCGTGCTTCATCAACATCTGACTGTGCCATGCGGCTATTCTCACTATAGTCTGCTTGTAGGCTCACCCACTCTGGAAAATTAGGGTCAAATCCACGCTGCCAAAACTTTGAAAACCAGTTGTTTTTACCACGTGGTGTGCTAATAAAGATGGCTTTTGCCTGTGGTTTATCTAGTGTTGGGCGCAGTGCAATGTTAAAAGCGTCCTCACCATGCTCCGATAGTGCAGCTTCGTCAAATATGATTAGGTCATAGCTGCGACCTACGGTACTATCTACTGTGCTAATAGAGCCCATCCTAATGGTGCTGCCATTGCTGAGTTCAATGATCTTGTCCTTAAGATTATCACGTGTAACTTCCAGGTCAAAGTGCTTGATCAACCTGCGCTGCAGCTCAAAACTAATGGCACTCAAATTATAGTTAGGACTAATAATAAGCACATTGCAATTGGGTACTAATGTTACCAGCTGACCTATAACATTGGCTATGTAGGTTTTACCCAGTCGTCTGGCAAGTGCAGCGCATATAAACCTGTACTGTGGATCATTAACACTATTGATTAGTGCGATTTGGGGTCGATTAATGGTATCGTAGAGATTGAGTAAACGGAGATAGTTATCTATTGGCAGTTTGATAAACCGCTGTGTAGGATCAAACTCCTTAATGTACTCTGTTTCTACGTTATTTCTGCTTACTACGAGCATGGATGAGTTCCGCTAGTGCTATTGTTATGAGGATGCTGAGACCGATACAGTTTAGGGTGAACCATAGTGGGCTCATATTCCGTCGCCACTAACAAGTTTATGTATAAGCTGGCTGTACTTACTGCCGTCGTCGTTGATTTGAACATTTACCTGCTTTTGTGGTCCAGGTGCTTGTGTACGCAGTTTTTCCAGCTGCAGTTGTTTGTCTAATAAGTCCATTGACATTTTATGGCTCATCTGTAGTAAGTCTGCAATATCTTTACTACTACCAACACCAGCCTCTGACAGCTCCTGAAATTTCTGCTTGATTAATGCATCCATTGCTTGACGCATTAAAAAGCGGTTGTTGTAACCCATGTCAAAGAATACTTGATCTATATACTGTTTGACCTCACGGCGACCTAGGATTTGTGTTACTTGATTTGGTTCCAATTGTAGCTCGTGGGCCACCTTTTTAGCATCATTAAGCTGAAGATAGCAGTTGGCTACTTCTAGGGCTTCGGGGCTTATTTGTACGGTTTCGGCTGGTAGGTGTGTTGACATTGGTTTCTCCAGTTTATTGGAGTATATCACGGGTGGTAGTTGTTGAGCAAGCTGAGATTTTGGCACCTTAAGGGTTTTGAAAAATTTCTGAAATAGGCCGTAAGCGGGGGCCCCGCCGTTATAATTTACATAACGTCTAATAACCGCCCTAGTATACCATATGCCTAGCAGTTAGTCAACTACCACTCGTCAGCCGACTAATGGCACTTGCTAACCACTAAGATTGGCGTATAATGAAGATTCTTTCAACGCAACAGGAGTAGCTAAAATGGCAGCAGCCAAAGCCCCGAACTATAGCCCTGAGCAAACTGCTCAGATTGTGGCCGACTATCAGGCCGGTGTTACGGTTGAGCAAATTGCCCAGACTATGGGCAAGACTGTTCGCTCAATTGTAGCGAAGCTCAGCCGTGAAAAGGTTTATATCGCTAAAGAATATAAAACCAAGAACGGTGAAGCTCCCATCAAAAAGGATGTTCACGCCGACTTCATCGGTGCTGCTCTCAATCTCTCCGAGAACGATATAGAATCGTTAACGAAGGCTAACAAGAGCGCACTGCGTGCGATTGAGGTTTTTATCCGTAACTCTGCCAACTAGGGTATAGGGGGCGCAAGCCCCTACTATAACGATATGAATTATAGAAACATTATTACTATGATGCTGTGGCTGTACGTTATGGGCATGATATGGTTTTTAGCACGATATAGTTTCACGTGAAACACTGCTCTAGGTTATAGAACTTAGAGCGCTGACGCGCCAAAATTATAGCATATAATTTTAGGCCGTGTCAAGCCCCAGGGCCGCCGTTTGTCGGGTAGGATCGACCACTGGTCGGCTGATGTGTGGCTGGTTATACTAGGACAGACGGCGGGCAAATTTTGCACCTAAACCAAAAAACGTGTATAATGCAAAGCATAGTAACTAACAAGGAACAGCGGTTATGAAAAGGATAGCAATCTATGACATGGATGGCACAATCGTTTGCAGTATGCACAGGTATCGTACCATTGTTGATAACGGTATTGAGCGGATTGACCTCGATTACTGGCGTGCTAATGAATATCGCGCACTTGAAGATAGTTTGTTACCACTTGCAGAACAATATAAAAATGATCTCGATGATCCCAACTGTATTGTCGTTATTGCTACTGCCCGTATTTTGCGGAACCCTGATCGTGCATTTATTTATAGCAGACTAGGTACACCTGACCATAT